AATCTACAACAACATCAGACACAACCAAACCAGAGCGGTAAGGAGGAACTTCAAACGGGCAGATTACATTTGGCCTACCACTAGAACTTCCCGGAATTGTGTGCTTATAGAATGAGGGAAGTGCAATATCAAGAACCAGCTCAACACTATCATCTTCACCTGTCAGCCTGTTACCATAAACCCACCTAACTTTCCTTTCGTAAGAGTCATAAAACCCCTGACAAAACAGTTTGTTTGATGAGGATATTTCTTCATAAAAAGATTGTATCGTATCGGTAGTTATGTTTGTTGCAACCAACGCTCCGAACTGGTCATAGGTCACATTATAAATGCCGTCATAACCCCAGTACATAAAAGAGTTATCAACCAACACAACCGACTTAGCACCAGAACAACCCTTGTCGGTAACTTTAACAACCTTAGATTGTGTTGCTGTAAATCCGTAATCACTGCCACCTAAGACAGCCCAAATACCGTTTTCAGCAACCACCATAAGCGCACTGCCAATATTGACAAGACGTTTAATATTATAAGCGCCGTCTATACGCAGGAAGCCACCATCAGTATCTAACAGCTCAAAGTTGTCTCTTGATGTTGGGTCGCCAACTTGATGACACCTACCTAAGTCAGGTTTACTTTCTATAAGCTTACTAAACAACACGTAAGAAGAAAGCCTAGGTGAATACTCGTCACCACTAATAACCTCACCACTAAATCCAGAATAAAACACCCTACCAGCAAACTCTGATACACAAGTTGCACCTGTTGGGGTTCTGTCGGCAGGTATGTCAGCAGGGTCTAGGTTTCCATTATACTTAGCAGATTCGCTAATCAGGCTACTAAGTTGATTAAATCTATCTTGACCCCTATCCAAAGCATCTATAATAAAATAACCAGATGGAACAGGAAAGTTACCTGTCTGTGCTGAGATTAATACATCTGCAAAAAACCTGTCAATCAGCCTGTTATCACCATCGTTCGCATCAGGCAATATACCTAGTGACACATTGTCTGCGTAAGAGGGCAGTGCCCCAACACCACCAAAAGAGTTGTCAAGAGCAGGGCCAGTTGTCTCATTGAAGAATAATGTAATTGGGTCTGATAAAAACTCTTCATTACCAGAATACCTAAGTGCAGCCCACCCACTATTCCTAAGATTATAATTATGGACTGTCGTTGGAAACACTTCGCCCTTTATACGCTTACTTATGTTCTCTGGGTCGCGATAATTTATGCCGTTCTGAATGTGCTCAAGGCCAAATACATCACGAATCTTAAGCCTGAAAGTTGATAGGTTTATTGAACCACTCTTATACTCAAACACTTTTAAATTAGCATCACCATGAGCCATTACAAGAAGTCCATCTACTGTGGCGAAGTCAACATACACGCCTTGGTATCTATCCTCAAGCTGGTATGAGTATACTAGGTTGTTTGAAATAGGAAACTCATTAGCATTATAGAAATTGATTTGATAACCAACCTGAACAACTATAAACCTATTACCAGCAATACCACCAGCATTCTCCCAAGTGTACACAGAGGTAGCTGGCTCTTCACCAGCATCTGTTGCATACTGCCCATTCTCTAATGAGTAGTTGGGCTCAAAGTTCATACCTAACCTACGCCTAACTTCACCAGTTTTAGATAGTACAAAGTTATTTATATCTATTGCAGCGTTCTCAGGAAACGTTAGAGGACTAGCCTCTGTTACAAGGCCAGCAACGAATGTACTGTGTTCACTAGTCTGATTTTGCCTTGCCATTAGTTTTCTTCTCCGCTAGATGTCTGTCTATTGCAACCTTAGCAAAAGTTCTTGAGGTGTATTCACCCCTTAATTTTACTGGAACAGAGCCACGACCAATAGCTTTAATATTAATCATACCCATTGTACCATCATGCTCAAGCATGTAACCTTGATATTCCATTAGTAATCCTTTCTGAATGTTGTGTCTCTTCGACTTGAAGCACCTCTTCGACCGTAGTTTGGATACTGTATACCCCCCTCTACAGAGAACGCCTTGCGGGACAACCACCTTTGTTGCCTATCAGCCTTTAAGCTAGCTACACCATCAACAACCTGCTTAAGCTTAAACATTGCTGTTCGTTTAGCTTCTTCAACCAACGCTGAGAATGCCTCTGAGGGCAAGTCTGGCACATGGTCGTCAACAGACTCCCAAGTTGGCATTACATATGCCTGTGCTTGCACTTTTGATTGTTGCAGTGTTGAGTCAACAGTTTTGTCGTAAGAGTCAAACACTAAGTTTTTATCGTCAAAAGATGTGAAGTATGTTGGTGCTGTATTATTAAGTATTAGCAACTCTACGCCAGTGTAGTCTTGGATAACATCAACATCATCCTTATCACTGTTACGGTTGTTTGTAACCCTTAAGAAGTCATCTGGCTCTACCCACCTAACAGCTTGATAGACGCGCCTTGTCTCACCAGACTTGGCCTTATTGTAATTAATAAAGCAAAGCTCTTTAACATCTTCTTGTATTGACATGTGTGTTGGATAAGCTGCGTTACCAGAAGCAACTAAGCCAATAGAACGCCTTAAGTGAGGCCAGTTTCTATTTGACATCATCTCAAAGAAACAGGTCTTGACAATCTGAGCTACTTGTGTAGACTCGAAAGTGTCATCAATACTGTTTACTTCGTCTCCATCCATATCATTCAATATATCCTGTACTATATCCAGTAGTGTAAGTTTCATTAGAAATTACCTCCGCTAGACCTGCCAATATATACTTGAGGGTTTAAAACATTAATACTGCCAGCGTCAGTCTTGACAAAAATCTGTCCACCGTTAGATAAGAATGTAGAACCACTAAACACTGGAAATGCTATACTGATAACATATGGTGTTGTCTTACCACCAGAGGCAAACCTTGTTACAATAGGTACTGTTGGTGCTGCACCACCCCCAATATCAAGCTGGATTGTTATATCTGTTACAGAGCCAACCTCACTTGTTACTGGTATATCTATACGAACATCATAAGAATCACCAACATCTATTGGAGTAATCTTATTATCAGTTGTGTCCCAAAGCTCACTAACACCCCTAATCTGCCTTGGTAACTTACTGCTGTCACTTGCTGCACCAGAACCATTTATAAGCAACTTAGAGAATGTCGAGTTGAATGTTTGTGTAGCACCACTATGTACGTAGAACCCATAGCCACTTGGTAAGAATACCCAAGAAACTGTACCATCACCATTAGCCCTTAAGACAGCTCCCTCATCCGCTGAATCAACTCCACTAACTTTTGGCGTTTGCCAAGAACCACTACCTAAACCATCTGCTAGGTAAACTGTATTAGCTGATGCGCTTACAACCCCCTTAGGTTCGTGCAGTTGATTATCTGGGATATTTTTATGTTGAATATCTGCCATAAAGATGCCCTCCAAATACCTTAATCAACTTTTGAATATTAATTTTCATCGTATCCAATCCTTATTATTCCAAGTTTTGAGCCTGTGGCAATTAGCGCACAAGGTTTGAAGATTACTTGGTTCATTGTTTTCGTGGTTTCCATCTATGTGGTCAACATCCAATTGACACTTGTTCTTAGCAACAAATCCACAGACCTCACAAAAAGATTTTTTAAAATGCCTGCAAGCAGATGATTTATCATACTTATTTCGCAAATCCCTAGCTTTAGCTAGTTGCTTGTCTTTTGAATCTTTACTGTCATAACTTTCAGAATTATGCTTATTGCAAAACTTCTTATAAAGCTGATTACCGTCCTTGCCTTTGTTGCCAATCTTAGCAAGATTAAAACAACCTGTTACTTGACAAGTTGGTCTCATAGGGCACCCCAATAAAAAAAAAAGCTGACCAGAAAAACTGACCAGCCCTTTAAGCTAAGCCCCTTATGCAGGAGACTTAAGGTAGCGAATTGTAACAGTACCAGCCGTTGGGCCAGCAAGTACAACAGCACCTGTATTTGTATCTGCCAGTTCTACATCATTAAGAGCAGAACCATCAGCGGCTGAAATATCAACACCACCGATTGTCAGAGTTGTAATTGCACCTGTTGCAAAGTCAGACACCACCTCTTTAATGAGAGCGCCTGTTACAATAGGAAAGTCTGAGTTTAAGCCGTCAGCATCAACATTAATATTGAACTCACCGTATAAACCTGTTTGACGGGTAGAGCCAGACTGGCCACCTACGGCACGTTGGCCGTAATGATTGCTCACATCTGACGTTACATTGCTGCCATCGCCACTACCAAAGGCAGAAGTTTCATAAGACATTATTTATTCCTTATTCGTAGTCTGTTGCTGATGTAATGATTACACCAAGAGTGTCACGACGTTGTACACCAAAGCCGAAACGAGAACGTGTAACATACTCATCACGAGCATAATCCTTATTACGTTCACCCTCTACAGACGGCATACGACGCCATGCAGACATAACTGGCTTACATTGGTCATCTAAGATACACATTGCAATGTTAGCAACACCGCCAGTAATAGCAGTTGTACCATCAGAGAAGTCACCAACAGGCAGACGGTTAGATGTGATAACAGAGAAGCCGTGAATCTGCATAAGGAATTGTTGACCTCGTGCAAAACCGCCCTCAATAATCATCTTACCAAACTCTGACACATCTTGTGTGATAGTCACCTGATTAGATAACGCTGCTTCAACAATACTATCACAGATGAACACACGACCCTCTGACGGGACGTTAGCCTTATTAAAGGCAAGCTTCATAGCGATTAGATGTTTAAGCGAGAAGATGTTGTTAGTCTCAGCAGAAGCAATACGGTGAGCAAAACCATTAACTAAGTTAGGGTCAGCATTAACCTGAGCTGCTTGTGCAGTAGATAAGAAGCGAGTCTCAAAATACTCTTGAAGTGCGCGAGTAGACTCTGTAGAACGGGCAACCATTAACTGGTCAACCTGAGAACCGTCTTCACGTAGTTTATCACTTACTGACCAAGCATCACCAACGTAGTCGGTAATCTGCAAAGTAACCTCACCAGATTCAATTGGGTTGTAATCTAATGGAGTGTCTTCGGCAGCTTCTTGAATAGTAACTGAACCAACGGTTTTAATGTGTAACGTCTCACCAGAGCCAAAGTCTGATACATTACGATAGAACGTTTCTGGCAGTAAGCCATCATGTAAGTTTAATAGAATAAACGAACTGTATTGCTCTGCTTCAATAAACGAACGAGTGTTAGAAGTTAATTGCATTTATATTATCCTGTAATCCCATGTTTCTTGTAAACTTCCTGACGAACCTTGGCCAAGAACTCTAATTGCTCTTTAGTAGAAGCGCCCGCTAGTAAGCTTTTAGTAGGTGCTTTAAGTGGTTCATCATTAGTGTTGTTAGGTAAGTATCCACCAGAAACTGTTGGCTTAACATTGCCACCAGCGCCAAATAAGGATAGTACCAGTTCAGGTTTTGATTGAGCCATTTCACCAAGTTCTGATGCTGTCATACCAAGCTCTGAGGCTTTCTTTTGAACCTCTGCTTGAGCGTTAGCTCCAAAACGTGCTGATAACTCTTGGTCGACTCGTGACGCATTAGATTGCTTAGCTGCTTGTG